AGCTATAGATAATTTGACTAGCGGTAATGCGTTAGTTTCTAGCAATAGAGGTGGATTAGTCAAAGGTGCTTTCGGAGCAGCTGCAGTAGGCTTGGGTATAGTTACAGGTGGCGGATTTGGTTTAGCTTTTGCAGGTGCAGGTCTTCTTGGGATTCTGTCTGGTAGAGGTGGAACAAATATATTTAAAACTATGGGAATTATTGCCCCTAATAGCGATGATGATCTTCCTGGTTTTGATGAGGTTTCCTTTAGAGCGCAAACATATATGCGCACTGTATGGGACCTGTTCCAAACATGTGCAAGACTTCTACCAAATTATATTGTTGCAGTAAGACCTTTTGAGGATAGATCAACTGTTTTTTATGGCAAACCTCATTGGCTTTATACTTCTGGCGTAATTCCGGTTACTACCGGTTTCCCTGGAGAGGATAAACAAAATGAACTGGGTGTTAAAGCACCTGCTATACGAGATCCTGATATGGACTTACTCAGCATCTTGGATAGACTAAATAAGGATTCAAATCCTTTGTCAGACTATGCAGCGTATTTCCAAGCTTTTGAACCAAATGAGACATTTCAAACACTGTCTCAAGATATGACTTCATCAAATGGTATCTATGCGCCCACGAGTAGGTTAAATGGAAAGATAATGAATTTCTTTTCACAACCTGCAATTTCGTATAAAGATAATAATAGTAAAGTAGTTGCTAAGATTCCTAAATCTAAAGCAACCCTCGGTTTAGGTTTTCATTTGCCTGTAGTAGATAACGGTAAAGTATTTGATACTGTAGCAAATCAGTTAGCTATACCTCATAAACAAATTTCTAGTCTTCCTCCAAGATTTGGATTCCCATTTTTTTCAATAACTGAAGATGTAATTATTCAAAACTCTAATGAAGTAGAAGAGTTTGTTGCAGGCAATAGTGAAGCGGATAATAACTATAATCAGCTTCTAGAATTAGAAAAAACTTATTTTAAAGAAAATAATTTATCATTAAAAATTGATAATGAATTAATTTTAGACACACCGCTTAATTTAAAACCATTAGATACTGGCCAATTTGCGTTACCTTCTATTGTAAGGATGCCATACCCTAATGTTGGAGATATATATAGTGAGCTAAATTCAGGAGAGGTACCAATTGTCCAATCCGAACAGGTCAGTGACGATTTTGGTTTTGAATATCAAAGTTCAGTTTATGGTAAATTAACATATACCGAATGGGGCGCTCCAACATCTGTTCAAGATGAACAGTTTTATATTGCCATGAAATGGCCATATACTCCACCAAATAAAGATGTTGTTGATTTATTTAAAAATGAGTATCAATTTGAAGAACTATACGGTTCAGCAGCAGATTATAAATCTCGTAAAGTTTTAATATATAATCCACTAAATCAAAGAGCAGTTGTTTGTCGTCCAGCATACTTTTTATGGGGTAATTCAAAAATTAATAATGGTCCTGGATATGGTGGAGTAGGTAATGAAATTGAGATTGATGGTCGCGTATCACCCGATGCTGCGTATTATTTAGGTATTATTACACAAACTGATGTCAGTCCTGATATATATACTGTTGCGACTGAATTTGATTATGGCTTTAGGCGGATTCCGATACTACAAGAGTGTTATGTGGGTTTTGTACCAGATTATGTTCCTGTTGGCGTTGTTGCTACAGCTGTTGCCCCAATATCAAACTTTAAATTGAGTAGCGCTACTGGAGAAGCCGTTGACAGGGATGAGCAGTACTTAATTGGTTTTGGAAAACTAGATACGACTTCAGACTCATCAGGATTAGCATATGAAGTTGCAAGCGGTTCTTCATATGAGAGAGATTCTAGAATTAATAATTCATTAGGAATGTATACACCATATGATTCTAAATTTGTAGATACTTCAGAAACAGTTAAATTTGGCGGCAATCCATTAGATAATGGTTTAGGAAAAACATATTTTGAAGCAGTGATTTCAGGTCAAGAAGAGGATATCTCATCTTTGTCAAGGTTAAGTTTATATAATGTGCTTCTTGGCGAAAAGGAAGTATCTAATGATCCGTTAATGAGAACTGCATTTGTTCCAGTTTGGAGTCCAACTGATTTGATTGGAGTTCAGGCTAGATCTTTCTATGAGGAGGCATATGATCCTTCAGTTTCAGTTATTGCCGGAGACGGTAGAAGTAGGTATGATGCCGATAATATTTGGAATGAATTCAGATTCTTATACCATACTTATGACAGTGTGAAAAAAGTTTTTGTTGATATCTATGGTTTAGATCCAGATTCAGAAGAAATATTCCCTCCATATATTGAAGCTATTATAAATGGAAAATCAACTAGAGATACACTACTTGATAAGTTCGGTGACTCTGGAGAAACAGCACTCGATGAATTCGCAATATTATTAGGTTCAGACTATATAGATAACATTCCCACTTCAAGAAGGGATGGAAGTGGGTCACAGGAATTTAAAGAGGCTATTGAATTTGCGAGACGTAACTATATTGATGCTCCAGCTTCGCAAGGGGGATTGATCGAATATTTCAACAATTTGATTTCTGTTCAATTAAAAAAGGTTTATGAAAATTTCTTAAAGTTTGAAATTCTTACAGAAGTTGCCGGGACTGTGAATGCGTCTCCTTTTGATAATTTGAATCAGGATACAGATGAAACAGTATCTACACAGTCTAGTGGTACGCAAACTGTTGATAAGGAATCATATTCAACAATGATTAAAAGTCCAAGACAATTGTTCTTATTATTAGTTGGAATCTTTAGACAAAGACTATGGGAGGATCCATATGCTAGGGCTTGGTTAGTTCTTAAAGCTGATAGAAAGCGAGGCTTTATTGGTTTGGGAGGCGGCGGTGAAGAAGATGGAGTTTGGTCTTTTAAATCTGTTGACAAAGTATTTAGAGAATTCATCAATCCCTATAACGACTATGGTAAGTCTTCTAAAAAGCAAAAATTCCTACAACTTTTAATGGCAACTAAAGGCGAAGGGAATAGTAGTACTGACATCATTATCGATGCTATTGATGGCGTAGGTAATTTCTTTGAAAGTAATATTGCTCCAATCTTTAACGCTATTTCAAACGGTCTTTCTGGCCTATTGAACATGTTTAAATTGAATATGCAACAAATGGGATATGCACTTTCTGAAGTTGGTAATTTTAGCAGGCAAGCAAATATTTTAAATAAAGCTTTAAATGATTCGATCTATTATTCTTTAGGAAGGCCGGGTTCTTTATTAAGGGCTGTAGATAATCCATTCACTAGAGAGTATGGTGAACCAGTTATTGAAATACGTGAATCTTTCCAAAGAGTCCACTACATTAGTTCATTCTCACATATTTTAAGTAATCAAATTCAAGAAAATATAAATAATGTTACCACTGTAGTTACCGCTATCTCTGATGGAAAATATCCAGTTACAGTCGCTCTAGACAAAGGGGCACCTGCAGAAAGACAGGTAGAAAAAACTGTTGAAACTGGAATCTATTGGGACAATCTAGTTGGATCTGGATTCACTGGATTCTTACATCCATTCTTCCATCCTCTAGAAACTGCAAGAGGCGTAGCAAAAAATATTCAAGGTGCTCCAGATGAACTTAGCGCACGTAGAGTTGCGTTAGCCCACCTTAAAGAATCTATTAAAGATATTTACGGTGGCGAACTAATGGTGGTTGGAAATCCAGATATTCGCCCTCATGACATTGTTTATATTGCTGATGTATATGAAAGAATGTACGGCATTTTTGAAGTTGAGCAAGTAGTACATCACTTCACTCCAGAACTGGGTTTCGTTACAGCTATAACACCTAATGCTTTCGTGACGGTTAACGATCCTTCTAGATGGTTTATTTCTTCCTGGTTAGATTCATGGTTTAACGTACAAGCAATTAGGAACGATACTAGAATGTATTTAGATAGTATTAGATCAGCTAATTCTGGAATTAATATTGGTGGGACTATTTCAATGGATGCCCTAGGTGAAGCTTTAAATCCTCAAATGATGGGTGGGATCCAATATACTCATGGATCTTCTGCTTTAGTTAAAGACTTGATTGCTAATCAAATGGCAGTATCTCTGCCTGGTTCTAGAGACCAGATTGTCGCTGAGGCCTCAGCTCAAGGTCAAGGAATTTCTGCTTTCCAGGCAATATCAGGTGCGTTAGTTTCGGTAGTTCCCGTTGTTGGGCAGTTGGCTTGGAAAGGTTGGAAATGGGTTCGCGATAATCTTCTAGATCAGCATGGCGCATATGTACAATATTTGAATAAGAATGGCCAACCAATGGACGCAGGACTTTCTTATAATCAGGGTATGGTTGTAGGAAAACCTCATAGTAAAGCGCTACTGCCTGGAATACTTGGCGTTAGAACTAAGGTTAGATCAGCTGAGGGGAATACATATATTAGATCTGATGATCTTTTTAAGAGTCTTGGTTGGCAAGAAAAAGAGATTAAAGATTTAGTGAGATATGTTAGTTATGAAAATGCACTTGTTCATGCAAGGGTATTAAAACTTGCTGGACTTGGGCCTGAAAAAGCTTCTCTACAATCTCATTTTAGAGTTGTATGTAAGCTTTCAAGAGTTCTTGACGGTGATACTATCGAAGTACAAGACTGCTTAACTGAATCTAATAAATTCACAATCCGTTTTGATGGTATTAACACAGCGGAATTAAATGCTATTGAACAGAATATAGATTTCCCAGATACTGATGACTTATATGATGTTACTGGTAAAATTAAACTTTATGATATTTCTACTCCAGCCGGACGTGCAAAAGTTTACACTCGTGAAGCATTAAAAGATAAGCTTTTTGTTGTAAGAGTTGCACCAAGTCCTGCAGGAACAACCGCCGTTTTAGATACAGACTATGAACCGGGTGCTTCTCCAAATATGAAAACATCATATCAAGTAGATAATTTTGATAGAACTATCGGAACAATTTTCTATTATTTACCACCAGATATTATAAGTAAAATCAAAGACGAAACTGCTCAAATATTTAGAAGTAAAATGAGTAAAAAAAGTTTTGATGATGAATTTGGATTTAATACAACTCCATATACTATTATTAATTATATTAGTATTGATGAAGCCAAAGAATTTGTTAAAGCAACACTCTATGATAAGTCTCCATTTTTTATAAAGTTTGAAACAATTTATAATCATATTAATGATACTGTTGTTTATGAATTCTTTGACTACTCTAACCCAGGCGATATAATGTCAACATTGCCTGAAGCTCATCGTAAAGTATTTAATAATTTAGTTTATCTCAAGATGTTGGAAAGAATTTATGAAAAAGCTTCTGAATGGCCAATGGTGAGCTGGGATGAATATTGGGAGAATGGTTATCCAGTCACATTGAATTGGGAACTTGTAGTAAATAATTTGGCGCAAGTTTATGTTAAGAATCTTATGACCGATTCTGAATCAGTACAAGATGCAAATGAGCTTGCAGCGATACCTTATAGTTTAGGGAGTTAATTATGGACGGTTTGACGAGTAGCTCATTAAGAACTTCAGCAGATTTTACTAAGGCAATTTTTGATAACTACTATCCTGCGGGAAGGATGGTAGTTAAAAATACTAGCAGTAGTAAAGATGGTGTTTATGGAAGGACTTTAACTAGTAGGACTTTATCAGATTCCTTATCTGGAGATTCACTTTATAGAAGTCCTAAATTCGCACAAACTTTTTATAATAAAATTGTTGGTAGCTCTTTGAATTCTTTAATTACTCATGGTTCGGAATCTGTTTTCAATTCTCCGTCCTTAATTAATATAGCTAATCCAGAAAGTAGTGGTGAAGATTCTGAATCAACCACCATTAGCGGCGGCGCAGCATTTAATCGGATAATTGCGCAAAGCGCAGTTGGTCTTCAGGGTGGAATGGATTTTGTTTCCAGATCATCTACACTGGCTTCAATTGAAATGTCAAATGCATCGACAACAAGTGATTACATTAATGGTAAGCCTCATGGTTCTGTAGACTACATCACTGATCCATCTTATGTTACTTCTGGCAGTAGGACTGTGGCGCTTGATAGTAATCTTAGTCCAGAGGAAAAAAATTGGATTATCGAACGCGGAAGACTTGTTAAAGAGTTAGGGATTGTGAGTGATTCAAGTTATTTAGTTTCTGGTTTTAACTTTGATATCCCAAACAGTGTTTCAAATTTAACTCAAACAGATTCTTTTTATGAAGGTGTTCAAAAAAATCAAAATGTAGAAGATTCAATTATAAAATTAAACTCAGAAAAAGGATATATCTGCCCTGCAGTTATCGAGCTGCTTTATTATCTAAGTTCTAAAATGGAATTAAAAGGTGGATTAGGAGTATTTCGAGCCTCGGATGGCAGTACGATGGGACCAAATCTAACTCCTATTACTAGTGGAAATAGTGTTAGTGATCATATTTTTGGTAGAGCTTTTGATATTAGCTATATTGGTTCAAAACCAGGTACAAAGGCTGTTGCTGTAGATTTCGGATCTCAAGGAACTGATGTCTCTAAATATAGAGAAGGTCTTACCGTTTTTCTAGATATATTAAATGGGGCACCCAGACATCTTATGCCAGATTTAATAGTGATTAGCCCAGATCTAAATGCTGAGTACGGCATTGTCTCAGGTAATGAACCAATTGATTCTCCTATTAAAACAAAGTATCCAAATCTTAAATATGTTAATTTTAATTCTGATCCAAATCATAGAAGTCATATTCATCTTAGTTTCAGTTCACAAAGATCAGGTCAATATGTTGGTCCAGGCGGTGCATTAGGACCTACTGGAACTTTTGTCACAACAGTTCCTGGTGGCAGTTTTCAAAATCCAGGTGGCACCGGAGCGTTGCCCACTATAACTACAAATATGAAAAAGAACTTTGTAAATGATAGAAATGGACAGCTGGAAAAAAAGGAAATATTTGATCTTTTAAGAAGCACAATTATGTCAGATGAGGCAGCGGCAATATTTTGTGCAGTGGCAGTTAGAGAAAGTGGAACTAAGCCTGCAAGTCTAAATCCAGATACAGGTGGCGGTGACTGGTCTGTAGGTTTATTCCAATGCAACTTATTAACTAAGGCTCATGGTGGCAAAGATTTTTTCATGCCGATTGGGCCAGCCGAAAGGCCCATAACTAGAAAAGGTTGGCAACTTGGTATTGTTCAATCAAAATTTAATCAATATAATCAAACTGTAATTAGTCAAGATAATTTTAATTCAATGGCAACTTGGGCTTTTAAAAATTTAAGTAAAAGTCAATGTTTTGATTTAGTTGATCCAATACTTTGGATTCCTTACAATCAAGCATATTTAGTTTATACTGTGATAGCTAACGTTCCAGCACCTTCCACAATGACAGCAGCCCAAAAATTAGGCGCAACCCCAGAAACCGGATATATATTTTGGCACTGGGGAGATTATGGTGGTGGTCCTCCTTACGGATTTATTTCAAATGTTAAATTTGTTGATGCTATTAATATATATAAAACCACTGGAAAAAATCCAAAGGCATTAAGAGATTGGACTTTGCAGATGTTTAGAACATCTGGAACAAAATCTAAATCAGTGCAGTATGCGAATAAATGGGTGAATGGAACAGTGTTTCCTGTTAGTTATAAAAATAGAAAATGGATCACAGAAAGTCCCAAAGAACCATCTGGAGACATCTATGCAGGACTTCCAGATGGTAATTATAATATTAATCCAATTCGTACACCTGGCGTAACACCAAATCTGCCAGCTAGTACGGCAGCGGCGTTCGCTTGGGCAGAGTCTCAAATTGGAGCACCTTATGCAGCTGTTGCAGACTACAGAGATGGCGATCCTCCATGGCCTTCAAATGGCGCTGGCGCTGGCGCTACAATTAAAGGATTTAGAGGAGATGCATATACTTTCTCGCCAGGAACACTTGTCTACGACTGTTCTGGATTTGTTATAGCAGTTTATAAAAAGAAGGGTATTGATTTTGTCACTAAGTATCAAATTTGGCGTTCAGACCAATTTAATAATCCATCTTTACAAGATGTTGAAGAGGCAGACTTGCAACCATTGGATATCATAGTTTATAAACCTAGCGCTACCAACGTAGGGCATGTGGTAATGTTTCATAGCAGAAATTCAGACGGTACTATTAATGTTATCGAAGCTACTGCTAAAAATGGTGTGACAATAGGTCCATTAAAACCTGAAAGGGTGATTGCTAGAAAAAGGGTTGATGCGTAATGCCAGTAAATTATCCTAAATTTGACAAAAAAATACAAGATCAGATAGATTTAACACTGTCTCAAAAACAAAAGACAAGACCTGGTATTGTTATGTCTTTTGACTCGGTAAACAACACTGCAACCGTGATATTAGATGGGCATGATACAGAAACGATGGGTAGTGTTGTAAGGAGTGTCCCATGTCCGCTTGTTAAGGGTGTTCAGTCAGTTGCCCCAACAATTGGGACTCGTTGTTTAGTAGCTTTCCGTGATTCGAATGAATCTAGCCCATATATTTTGAGTTTTTTTGAGGACACTACAGTTAATCCATCTAGTATAAGAAACTATACAGTTAAAACTGGAATACCTAGGTTCATGGTGCACTAATGAAAAATTTGAGTATTGAAGAAAAAAATAAAAGATCACAGCAAAAGGTATCTTTTCCTATTGAAAAAGAAATTTCTAAAAGAAGACAATATTCAGATAGAGAAGTCGGCTTAACTCATCCTGATTTAGATAGCTTCTTAAGATTAAATGATCAAGGTGATATTGAAATTTTTGCTGCACCAGGTGTTGGAATTGTAATAAGTGGAAGATCTAAAAGTATCTCTCTTTTTGCGGACTCAATTAGATTCTTTAGTAAAGAAGATGGATTACGGTGGAATAGTTATAATTTTAATTATTCCGCATCTAAATTTTCTGAACCAACTTTAGTTAAACTTAATATGAAATCTGTGCACTCTGCAATTAATGGTGTTTATCATTTCCTTGATACTTATTCTGAAATTGAACAAGAAGAACAAGAATTAAATAATTTTGTTACTATTAATGCAGAGTCATCATTTAAAGAGAAAAGTACTTATCCAGAGCAAAAAACTTTTTCGGATAATAATTATGATGATTTGACAATGGAACAGATTGGTTTAATTGAGGCTTATTCAACACAATATTCTGAAAATCATATCTCTTTAATAATTAAATATTTGAAAGAGGGCTATGAATTTCAACAGGCTCATCAGAAAGCTTTAAGGGAAGTAAATGAGTGATTTATTTTTTGGGTTAGATGGAGATCTCGTAATTAATGGCGGTAAAGATATATCCAAAGTTAACTCTCCTTTACAGGCAGATGTGCAGCAGGTATATATTAGATTAATGACTGAACCAGGCGACTTTCATGTATATCCAAGTTTGGGAATTGATTTGTCCAAACTATACGGTATGCCGCAAACTCCAACTACTGGTGAATTCGGTAAGCGTTTAATTAGAGAAGGAATTCAGCGCGAGGGGCTTTTTAAAGGACGCAATATAAAGATTAATGCAGTCCCTACTGGTCCAGACACAATTAGATTTGATATTCATATTGTTTCAGATACAGATCAGCCAGTTATATTATCTATAAGTCAAGGTCTAGGAGTGTAAATGACTATTTATGGTATTAAAGATAAATCTGAAATTGTAGTTTCAATTTTAAATGCACTAGAAAAAAATGCTGGTATCAGCGCAGTGTATCCAGGTTCTGTCGCCAGGGCATTTGCCGAAGCTTTTAGCTCTGAAGTATCTGATCTTTATGAAGCATTTAGATTTACTGTCAATCAAAGCAATCTTTCAACTGCATCAGGTAGAAATTTAGATCTTATTGGAGATCTTTATGGAATCTCACGTAAAAGTATAACTAATTTTGTCGCAGATGAAAGACAGTCTTTTAATATTGAATTCTATTTAGATAAACCTCATAGCACAGTGGTAACGGTTCCTAAAGATACTTTGGTATATAATGATGTTTCAAATTTCATCATGAAACAATATAGCTATAAGTTGGCTGGTGATGTAATTATTCCAGCTGGATCAACTAAGGCTTACGGACGAGTTGAGCCAAACTTTACCGATAACACATATGTTGCGCCTCGTGGTTCCTTAACTAAACATAATTACATAGCACCTGCTTCAGTAATTCTTTTTTGTACAAATCCAAAAGAGGTATACGCAAATCTAACTTCTGAATCAGATGATAACTATAGAAGAAGAATTATAGCTGGCATGAAAACTAAAGCTAGTGGTACAGCTGAATCTTTAAGATTTGCAGCGCTAGCAATTAAGGGTGTTAGAGATGTTAGGATTAGAGAAGCTTCTTATGGGATTGGTTCATGTGATGTTATTGTAGTCCCCGAAGTTTCTTCGGCAGTAAAATCTCTCCCTGAAGCAATTTTAGCTGCAGTAAATACTGTAAAACCAGTTGGTGTTAGAATGAATGTAAGAATAGCAGAAAAAGTAGTCTTTAATTTAAGTGCAACGATCACGATACCTGTTGGTAATTCTGATAATGCAATTGCAGGTATTAGAAATCAAGCAGCACTTTTTGTTAGAAGGTATATTAATTCTTTGACTATTGGTGATATAGTTTCGTTATCGGCAATCGAGCAGGAGATTAAAAGATCTTCTGATTTAATTAGAGGTGTAACTTTTAATGGTTTTTCTGCTAATGGTAGCGAATTACCTTTGCAGGATTATGTTCAAAATAGTGTTAAAGAATATCCAGCAGCTGGAAATATAAATATATATTCTGTTATAATAGGTAATTCAAATTACTAAACCTAAAGTTAGGTGAAAAATGTCAAAAGTTTATCATGTAGTCAAAAAATCTGTCGTTCGTGCTCCAAATATGGAAGAAGCTAAAAAGTTAGTTTCTGGCAATCAAGGCTTTGGTGAAGTGTTAGGTGACAAAGTAACAGTTCAAGAAGATGCTGTTAACCCAAGTTTTGATAATAAAATGTATGAGAATGATATTGTAGAAGAATTTTATGATAGTGAAACTCATGATTATGAAAATTTGCATTTTGCAGGTTCTCATCCAGATTTTCTAAGAGCAGAAAATAAGCGTTTAGCTAGACTGGCTGATAGGTACAAGAACGTAAAAGATGAAGCTGTCCGAGCCGTGTATGCCGCTGCGTTTGATTCTTTTGCAGGTTTCGAGTTTCCTAAAACTCAACCAAATAAAGTTAAAAAAGTCACAAGCTATGCTTCAGAAGAAGTTGCTGTGGCAGTTTTTGGAGACTGGCAATTAGGTAAGGTAACTCCAGATTATAATTCTGAAGTACTTGCCGCAAGAATCGATTTATATACAGATAAAATGCTCGAAATAGTAGAAATACAAAGAGCGCATCACCCAGTTACTGATTTACATGTGTGGTTTTTAGGTGACATCGTTGAAGGTGAAGAAATCTTTCCAGGTCAAAGTTTCTTAATCGATTCAGGCCTATACCGTCAAGTTGGTGTGAACGGTCCAGAAATAATTTCTAGATTCTTAAATAGAGCACTTGAATCATTTGATCGAATCCATATTACTGGTGTGATAGGTAATCATGGTTGTCATACAGTTGATACTTTAGCTTTAACAGAAGATGGATTCAAATCGATTGATGAAATCTCTTTAAGAGATAAAGTATTGAGTGTTGATGATGATGGAAATTATCAATGGGTTAATATTGAAGATATAGTTGACTATAGCTATACTGGTAAACTTTATAGTTATGACTCAAATAATTTGGCCTTTTCGGTCACAGAAGATCATAGAATAGTTGGCTACCATCCCGACAAGGATGAGTGGATTGTTTCAAATCCTGCTGATGCGATGTGGAGAACAAGAGTATTTAGCTCTGCCCAAAATAATAATATTGATAATATTTCATATACTGATTCGATGATTAAGCTAGCCGCGTGGTGTTTGACAGATTCTCATAGAGATAAAAATGGATACTGGCACTTCTATCAGTCTGGAGATAAAGTAAATGAAATCAAAAACTTGCTAGAAGCAAATTCTATTTCTTTTACTTTTACACAAAGAGATAGAAATATAGAAAGTATCGAGGGGAAGGTGCTTCTATCTACTAAGCCGCAACATGAACTTCATGTTACTGGTGGATTAGATGGTAATGCCTATCTATCTAACTTGGTGTCCGATAAAAATGTTCTTCCTGATTGGGTATACTCACTTTCGCAACGTCAGTTTGATATCTTTTTACAAGAATTAATATACTGCGATGGGACATATCCGAATGGTAGCTCCATGACATTATATTGCTCTAGAAAAACATTAAGAGATCAGTTGCAGATTGTTCTAACCATGAATGGATATTCTGCTAAAGAAAAAGAATATAGACCTAATCATTGGAAGTTGAATATTACTAAAAACGCTTTTGCTGGACTTAAAAAAGAAAGCATAGAAGTTGATGAGGTAGCCAATGAAAGAGTGTGGTGTTTAAGAGTTCCATATGGAAGATTCTTTGTTAAAAAGAATGGTATAGTACATCTTTCTGGCAACTCTGTTGGCGGTCGAAATAGACGCCAGTATGATCCAGAAACAAATATGGATAGACTGCTATATCGTATCGTAAATCTTGTTTTTGATAAGGAAGATAGAATATCTTTTGATATTCCTGATGGTAGAGGTGAAAAACACTTCTATGCAATTGATACTATAGGTAACTATTCGACACTACTAGTCCATGGTGATCAGCTGCCTCATCCTTCTTCAGTAAAGTCAATGTATACGTCAATTATGGGTTGGAAAGATGGTGCAATTCCTGAAAGATTCGATGATGTATTTATTGGTCATTATCATCAGCAGTTTAAATTAACTTTAGGCTCTACTATATTAAGAGTTTCTGGTTCACCAGAAAGTTATAACACTTACGCTCAAGAAAAGTATTTCTCAATGAGTCGTCCATGTCAACATTTGATGTTTGTACATCCGGATAGAGGGGTAACTTCTGAGTATTCAATATGGCTAGATGAGGTGTAGTAGTTATCTATGAAACAGTACCTACTTTTATTTAAGAGTTCAGATTTTAATAAGTCTGGAAACATATGGACTACAAATCCAATTAACTTGTATACGAATAGTCAGTATTCAAACTATTCATATACAAGGTCTCAGTATGGGCTTGATTTAATTGGAGACAGAACATATGTAGGTACTGAGATAACTTCTCCTTCTTATGGAGGTAATGCAACCCCTTATTATTCACCTAAACCAAAGTATGTTACTGATGTTGGTGAGATAGTAAGAGATTCGGCCACTCCTAGTCTTGAAAGATTTATTGACACGACGTCTAGAGTTGATGTTCTAAGTTATAGACATATTTTTACTAACATTCCAGGGACTGCGTATCCAACTTTTAATATTCAGATGTATGAGTCAGATTCAGTTAGTGGTCCATGGTTAAAGTCATCTCTCTCCGCAGATTCTAATATAATCTTTATTAAAAATTGTAAGCCTTTTATTAAAATTGAGTTAGAGATTTTTTCTGACGGCTTAGAATTAAGTACTTTAGGTCTTGTTTTTTATCTTGAAATTGGAATTCACGATCCAATTCCATCTGTAATTTCAGATTCAACAAGAAATATATTAAGAAGATTCCCATCTTGGTCATACATGTATGAGGATTCAATTGATCCAGCCACTCCAAGTACAGCCATTCCAAAATCAGTTGGTGGTAAATTTCTTAATGCAATTGTTCAAGAGTCATTAGATGATGCACTGGCTGATATTGATCTTTATGGAATAAACGCTTTTATATCAAGTGCTAATACAGATATGCTAGCTTGGTGTTTTGCTAGTAGTGATGTTCCAGCCAACTTAAATATTGTAACAGGTGATGATGTTAGACTTGTTCCAGCTTCATCTTTCCAAGACTTCTTTAATTCAAGACCAACTGATTATGTATACTACTATAATCCAGTTGATAGACAGTTCTTAACTGTAAGATACTTTGAAAATCTGCAGATTAACTTTTCGAAGTATGAGCAAGAAGCTGTTAATGTGTTCAATGATTTTGACGAATTTGGAGCTAGAGTAGGCCTTCCTAGGCTTTATTTGGAATCAAATGAATCATATAAGCGAAGGATACTAGACGTAGCTTTAAATCCTCCTTCTGTTTCTATAGATGGATTCAAGAGAACAGTGCGAAGGGAATTAGATCTCTGGAGGGCATATGGCGCTACTCCTGGCAGTGACGTCGCTGCAACGCCCATTGTTTATGAGATTTCTGATATTGAAACATCTACACCATATTTTTCTGCTGCAGGCGTCCCTGAAAAACCATTTTATACATTTGTAGATTCTATAAATTCAAGATATCCTTCAAATTTTGGATATGTTAATTGGGGTGAAACATCATGGGATTACGGCGGCATTGAGGGTGAAGGTTTAGGCAGGGTCCCTGCTGTTTACGATGTAGATGATTCTGCACTTTCTGAATATTATCAAGATGGAATTGGTGACTTTGATGATTTTAAGGTTGATATCAATCCAGCACAGAGTGCAACAGTAAACTTTACTGGTTCAATAAATGTTTCTGGTAGAATGTCTAGTTCAACTCGTCAGATTTTTTCACCTATTTTAGTAAACTATTCTTGGTATGTCACTTATCTTAAAACAGTTTCAAATTACAACAGCTCTATAGTGAGAGCTGGAATTGTTTATGAGGTTGATTTACCGGCGCATGATAACTATGCGTCGCCTTCCACTTTCTATGCTAATTTAAACTATGGAAATAATAGTTCTTTTTATGTAGGAAATAAATATCTATCAACACATCCGGCAAGTCCTGAGTTTAACCTAATTACAGTCTTTGATCAAGAAGGGTTATCTCAAGTAACCTTTTTAAACAAAGCGACTAACGCAGCATACTTGAATACTGCAGCTACTCCTTTCTCTAGCAAGATTAGTGCCTTTGATGTCCTAAATGCTAGAGTAATTTTAAGTAGAACCTGGAATCAATCGGCGCAGCAATATAATTCATTAACTGTAGATTCTTATCGCGCAGCATTCAATAGCGCGACTCCACAGTGGTCCGTAAACCCTGTCGCTGGGACGTCAATTTCAATTGCTACACCAAATATTAACTATGTGAACTCGGCAATAAGGATCGGTTCAAATCTGTATCCAACTCATCAGCAAACTTTTGCAAGTGATTTATATAACGATTCAGCAGTAATCAATTACATCAATGATCCAACGGCCACTGGTGCCACACCAGGGATTATCTTTATAAATAAGTTAGTAGATTCTGCTATAGTCCCACCTGGGGCTACACCGTTGAGAATATATATTGAAGCAGGCAAGCCTGCTGAGTTATCTTTATACAAAGGAGCTTCAAGTTTTTCTAACTATGGCGGAAGATCTTATGATCCTGAAACTGGATCAGATTACATTATTCCATCTTCTCCCAATTTAGTTTGGAGGCCATTTAATGCTAGCGGAGCTGCTTTGGCAACTCCATCGTATTTTACAACTGCTACTATTAATTATTCAGCTACTCCAAATCATTTAAAATTAGAGGCAGCTACAAATAACTATTATCCATTTGTAAACAATGTTTATTCTCCATTTAGTTTGAGTTCAACTCCAAATATTTTTAGTGGATTTATAGATGAAAATAATAATACTTATGAGTCCGCTGCTGAAAAATTAAATTCATTTTATAATGAAGATGTTTTCTTAAAAAACATTTCAATGAATAAAAATACTTTTGGAATGAATCTAATGAACTCACCTAAGTTGCTGGAGAATGGAACGATTAGGTTTACTGAAAATGGATTTTCCCTAGAATCTGAAAATAGTACTGTAGAAACAGTGTACTTTGTTGAAGATATGCAAATTACAACTACCCCAAATAGCGTATATGGCTGGTTTAATAGTTCTACATATATTAATGATTTAAATAATGCAATTGCAAATAATTCGACTATGGAAGTCGGAATTAATGTTGAAAGAAAAGACTTATCAGATTCAGTATATTCAATAGGTGCGCATACTGGATATATTTATTTAGATGATAAAGAATACTATATGTATTATGATCCATTTACCCAAAGCGCAACTGGTAGGTATTTCTCTATTCCTCTATCTAAAACTCCAAAACTCGGAGCGCCAGTTATTACGAAGGTTGCTGGTCAAGAGTATAGAAATATTGTTTTTGAAGACTCAGCAACACCTGGTAAGTTTAGTTTTGAAAATACTGAAACAGTCAAAGGCAATAGGTCTAATTCCTTATATTTGGGCTATGAAGGAGTTATCTCTGCGTCGGTAACCGATAGTTATACTGGAAAGCTTTTATTCAGCAATTTGAGTTCAGCTACTAATACAATATCACCATTTAATGTAGCTACACCATCTGTTGTTGATAGAGAATATATTGTTAAATACAAAGTTGATAAAGCCTTCCATGTTGAAAAAGATATATTTAATGATTCTACAAACTCCTATTTATCAACTATTTACTTTAGTACCACTCCAAATATACAGAGTGTTTATAGTATTACGTATGAAAATGAGCAATATAATAAAATGAAAGAGATTAATCTTGAATTGAATCAAGTAGTTAATCCTTTGAATGAAGGTTATATATATGTATCTAAAAATTCATACAGCTTTTCTGATATTAAAGCTAATCTTTCTCCAGCGTTTGTTTTAGATGACAAAAAAGATTATATGATTTTGTCAATTATCTCTTATGACTCAAATGGTAATATAAAGCCTGGTCAAACATTTAAAATTGAAGGCAGTTTGATTTCAGCAGAGCCGCAGTTTGTTACTACGAATGATAATGGTTTTGCAACTTCTTTTATAAAATATAATGGTCCAACACCTGCGACCGTAAGGTCATCTTCAATAAAGATATCTGGAATAGGATCCTCTACTCCAAATGGCTCTTTTAATAGCACTACAGCAGGATATGTAAAAAATATTCCATTTGAGATTAGTTCATTAAATCGTTTTAATCTTGAGCTAAAAGCAGTGCCGTATAGGTATAATATAACAGCTGATGGAGTGAGTAAAAATTCACTTAAAGGTGCACTACGCTGGAAGGGTAATCCGATACCTGGACCAATCGGTATACGTTGGAGTAAAGCTAGAACCTTATATGACCTATTTACCGAGTCAAATACTTTTGTAAATGGCTCTTTAGTTAATGTCGATTCTATTGGCAACTTTGAAATCATTAATGAAATTACTGCTAGCGATAAAGCTACACCAGGTTATTGGTTCGGCAAGCTTAAAATAAATAATCCTACTGAAGTAGTTACAAGTTTAACTTCTATTGGTGAAACAATAGCAGTAGATGACGTTACTATAGCTGGTGATGTTGTGTATTGGATGGAGGAATGGGATAACGTCCACTATACCAACGAGTTTACGCCACTACCCAATGTATTTAGATTTAATAAACAGCCAGCAGCACAATTTGTGGCCACTCCTAATTTTGTTTATAGACATTATGATCAAGATGCGGTTATTGTTTCTACAGCAACTCCAAATTGGTTCCCAGAAAGATGGGTACCAATTAGAAGATATGATCAATATCAAGCAGGCAAATTTGGTTCAACTCCAAATTATATAGTTAACTTTAATAATGTACATCCAGATAGCAAGGAAGACTGATGGAAAAGTTTGATAACTTAACTTCAAATTTAAAAGAAAAAGCTTTTAAGATCGGTAAAACGGTTCCATCTGATGCAGCACCAATATCTTATTTTGTAACTGAAGAAGTATCTCCTGGAAATAATATTTCTATTCTAGATCTTTCTGATACAATTCTAGAAAACTCAATTAAAAATATAAATGATAACGTTGCGCAGGTCGCCTATGCAGATGAGTTTGGGATCTTACATTCATTAGATGGCGATTATAGTTATCCATCAGATGATTTAACTGTTAGTGATCTTTTTTTAAGTAAGCCTACAGGTCCAATAAAATTTAACGTTAGTGATATTAATCCATCTGATTTTGTACATTCTTATTATGTAAGTAAATTTTTTACCGCAGCTTCGTCTAGTTTTTCTTTGATTTCGATTAGAGAATTCGTTAATGACAATAATTTAGAAGATTTAAAAATTAAAGTTGTAGACTTCCAGGGTAATGATTATATTGATAGCAATACTGGTCTCAAAAAATATAGAATTTTATTAGAACCATTTAAAACTTCAAATAATGAAAAAAGATCAGAAGTACCTTGTAGAGTTGTCGTCCTACTTGATTCAGATAGCCCTATCAATCTTCAACTTATTTATGACAAGATTGAATCAGATGAATTTGGCAACTTTTATAATCAGATATTAAGATACTCTGAGACTATAAATGCAGTCCCATTGTATGAAGAGATTCCTGAAGAAAGCTTTTTAGTCGATCCAAACTATGATTACGTGCAGCAGTTTTCAATTAAAAAAATTGATAAAAAATATTCGGAAATAAATTCTAAAGATTCAATTAAACCCGGTAATCAAATCTTTGTACCTAAAAAAGCAATTAAAGATTATCGTACTTTTGAGGCATTCAACTGGAGACTAATAGCTAGATCAAAAAGAAATATTAATTTTGACTATATTAATTATGGTTTAGAATTAGATTCTTTAGGAAATATTCAGCAAAAGACTGTTAAGGTTGGCGTGCTATACGCGCCAAATTCAGATAGTATTGGAATAGCATCTGGTGCTCTAGCTAATCCGTATATTTTTCATAGATTGGAAAATTCTCCATTTAATTTATCTAAGTTTAAATTTATTAATCCGAAAGCAGGGACTGTTAAAGATGGTGTTTTGATTGAAAAAAATCAATCAGCATATTGGACAGTAAATATTGATCAGGTAGATAATCTATCAGATTACGATATCCTAGCATGGTCGCCAACTTCGAAAATTACTGCAACTCAAGCTCAAAAATTAAATGCCTTTTTAGCAAAAAGTGGAACTCTTATTCTAGATCTTTCATATGGAGTAATTGATGCGGGCACTTTAAATGTGCAGCTGAAGACTTCTTTCTCTCCGATTCAGGCTAGCTATCTAAATCCAATTTCGACCTCAAAAGTCATTGATCCAAATAAGAATGGTGGTTGGAATTTAGATTCAACAATTTTTGAAAAAGAAAACTATAACATCGTCGGATCAAACTATTCCTTTAGAAACTCTGAATATAAAAAATATTATTATTTTAATAATAATTCATCAGTCAACTCCTTTGTCAATATAGGGTCAGAAGTCAATCCTGTAAGTATTGGATTGGTTTTAGAATACGCGAGTCAGGGAGATGTAATCTCTAAAGGGAATATTATAGCAACGGCATTCCCATTGCTGTCTTATTGTAATGATATTTATTCGTTATCAAAGCCGGAAGAAATCGTTAATACCAATAATGGGCCAGTGGCAGTCCAAGATGGCGATGAAAATATTTATTCAGGTATTTTGGAAGGTCCTTTCAAACTTTTTTATAATGCAATTTCTTATGGATTATATTCCAAAGCAGCTGCGTCAAGAAATATAGACATTAGAAGTTCTTTATTTAATTTTGTTACACCTTGGAGTTCTTCTTGGGTAATGGATTCTGCCGCTCTATTTGATGATGAAAAGGCAGATAATTTTTCAATAATAAATATTGATTCAAGTACACAAATTCATGGGAGGGATTTAGTTAAAAATTCAGATTCTTTATTTGAGTTTTATAAATCTGAACTAGGGAAATTCTTACCTTCAGTTCAGCAAAGTATTTTAGCTGGATTATCTGCACAGGAAATCGAATTTTATATTGAATGTACTAATATTGATGTTGATTTTCTAAATGGTACCAAAGTGAGCTTTTCAGATTTGGGAGAGGAGAATATTCCTTCTTCTTATAATCTAGTTAAAATATCTGATCCTCTTTCTAAAGTATATGCATATACCTTACGCCCTTCAGCTCAATTGACAGCTCCAACTAAATTTGGGCCTTATGCCGTCATAAATCAGAATTTAAGCGTTTCTGAATCAAGTAAGTTGAGTAATGAACTTTCAGTTTTAAATAACTTTAAGTCATATCCTTTTGATTTAACATGCAGATATTCATATGCTGCCGCTTCTGATAGGCCTTCTAGTTTCGATGTTGTAACTAAGTCAGTTTTTGAAGCGTATTTTAATGGAAAAGCTAAATATATCCAAATAATACAAACGCCACCACCAAGTAGCGAGCCAATAAGCACTCCGCCACCCACGTCAAGAATTATGACAAATGTTACTGCTAACGTTGTTAATATAAAGTCTGCCATAGATGACAAACTGGGATTTTTTACAGTAAATAAATCTAGCAATCCAGCAAACACCTATTTGTATTCTGGCGATATTGATATTCATAAAGATTCAAGAATATGGAATATTGGCGATAAGCATGAATTCGTAAAATATATCCAATACTCAATGGTTGCATTAGGTGGCTATACCGTTAAGGTAGATGGATATTATGGTTCCCAAACAGCTAATGCCGTTAAAGCATTTCAAACAGCTCAAAATCAAATTTATAAAGATGGAACTGTTGACAGCGAAACTAAATCTTATATTGCGTTTGCCTGGAAGTCTTTAAAAAATACTAATCCAGTAGCTTTTAATAATTTTAAAAACTTTATAGCTAGTGAGCAGTCTATTCTAAAATATATACAAGCTGCAGAAGATGCACCAATTGCTAGTGATATTAATTTTAAAACCTATAAAAAGTTATCATTCTCTGGTTTTAAAGGGCCTAGTTCAGCCAAAGATATCTTTACTATTGAAATCCCAACAGGTATAGATTATATTGATAAAATTGTTATAGAGCCGGATTCTGATCCTGTTTGGAGGAATTACGTTTTAGATGTTTATGGTTACTCTAATTCGGCAATAACCAACATCTTCAATGCTAATCCAGCGGTAACTAGTATATCTGCAAAAACAGGAAATATTGAAATAAATATGGGTGGCATTGAACTGGCTAAAGCTAAATATATGTGGTTCCAGTTAACGGGATCTAGTTTGGGATCTGGATTTGGCTTTGCTGAAGGATTCTCAATTAGATCAATCAAAGTGTATGGAAGAGTGTGGTCAACTGTCGCTGGCCCACCAATCGTCGTGGATCCACCCAGTCCCATCTATCGCACTATTGTTGTCACAAAAGATGTGAACATCAAGGCTACGATTGCCGCGTATACCAATTCTTCCGTAAGTGTGTATTCGCCAACAGTTAGACATTTTGATACCACTAGCATTTTAAATAACGCTTATGTCTTAGGACTAAGTTTTAAAGATGAATATGGTGTTACCAGAAATTTCAACTTTGATGAGGGTGAACTTTCTATGGGGAGTGTGTATGATGATGATTCTGTAACTGTAGATTTTGGCACTTCCCCAACAGTCATTACTCAAAATTCAGCTGTTATTTCAAATGTTTCTTCTCAAAATAAAACTATAACGGGAAATCCTGTTGATATTACTTTTAACTCAAATTCTTATACCCTACAAACCTCTAGTGTATATTTTTCTGGAAGTTTGATCTTTACTGTTCTTAACAATATAAGAAACTTCTATACTAGAAATTTAAACGGACAGATAACTAGTCAGGGAATTAATACAGTAACTGTAAATGATGGTGTCGTTTTAATCTGTAATCAAAATGGAGCACCCTTTGGGCTTATACCACAAAATCAAATTGCAGCAGCGATTTCGAATTCAAGTCAATATAGTCAGCAAGAGACAGATCTAAGATTTGGATATCTCATTTTAAATAATATTCTTCCAGAAGATGCTGGATTCATATATGGTTTCTATGATATTGTTGAAAAAGAATTTTTAGGCAAAACAATATCTTATATTGATTATATTAATCGTGGGGTAGCAAATATATTTATTGCAGTATGCGCAATAGATGCCGATGGTAATACTCAAAATAAAAATGAATTCATTGGACCAATTGTTGACATGACATTCAAGCCTGTAAATATTCCATTTAAAACTATTGTTCCAATTTTTTCAGTTAAATACAAAAACAATTCTGCTATTAGAATTGGTACAATGGCTTCTGATACATCAAAATTTGATGTATGGGAACTGCCTATTACGAATGGCGCTTTTACTAAAGATGTTCTTATAGAAGAATCTATTAATTGGTTAGATTGGAAATATAAATATAAAGGCCAAACGCTATCAGCTGTATATTCAACTTTAAACACGAACATTTCAGCTATATCTAAGATTTATGGATCTGCATATACTGATATTTATGACGAGAGTCCTGTTTTGATTGATGATAAAAATATTAGATTAAGAAAGACTCCACTCCTTGCCTGGAATCATAAAACAAATTATAAAGGATCTATAGTTGGAATTGTAAGGCCAGAACTATATGTTTATATTAGAGAAAATATAAATGCGAACTGGGTTCGAATTAAAGATTCACAGATTCGTGACATTAATTGTTACAGCGGCGTTGTAGAATTTATATCTAGAATTATTCCAAATGATCCTGACTTAATTAAGGTAAGTTATACTACTCAGAATAAAGATAAACTCATTAAGCATGTTGATGGAGTCCCCGTTCCGCTTAATCCAGTTTTGAATGCTAATTCGATTATATATAATAAGCCCCTATTTATATATATTGTTCCAGAATCGGTTTATGCATTAGATAAAGATTTTGTAACTATGTCTAATTTATCTACAAGATATGTTAAAGTTAATGACTACGTTAAAGCTGATTGCATTAGGTTTACATATGATGGTAGAATTTTTGATAAACAAAGTTTCAAGTATGATCCTTTTGCTCTTCCAATTGGAATGATTTACGTTACTAATAATCCATATAATAAAATACCTGCACTAACTGATATTAGAGTTCGTGGAGGCGGTATCGATGATTCTCAGCCAATTACTAAGTTGATGGATATGCATTTTAGAGTTACATCTCACTGGGATGTATACCCACCTAGCGGTAAGGCTTATGCAAAAGGTGGATATGTGATTATTAGAATTCCATCTTCTGTAAATGATCACTTCTTAGATAAGAGTGAAATTCATAAAATTATTAGAAACAATCTGACCGCTGGTGTAGTTTATGATCTGCAAGATTTAGATGGTAATAGTTGGAGTTATTAAATGTTAAATCCTTTGTCACAAGTAGTCAATTCTTATTCAACAAATTCTCAACTAACTGTCCAGTCTTTAGTACGGGATATGAAAGTTGATAAAGTTGAGATTCAGAATATTATTAATAGATTATCTACCTATAATTCTGGACCAACTTTTGCAGTAAGCAGTATCGGTGCATTGAATGTGATGGATAAGCAGATTTTATTTGAAATGTTTCGAGACGGTTTTTTAAGAATTCAACGGCTTTTTTCTGGAATGAATGGTGTTGGACTTGCGATTAATTCAATGACTGATGTACTTACAGCAGAGATTGATAAAGTAGAAAAAGATATTGAGAATTTAGAATTGTTCATTAATAATTATGAATTTATATCTGGCAAAGATGATTTGTACACTTTCAATTATATTGAAAAGTTTAACGATTATTTAGGTAGTTATAAATATGATGGCTCTACTTTTACAATTCCAGACAGGGATAGTACATCTTTTCCAGATGGTGGAAATGGTTTTATTGATAGTTCAATAGGTTTATTCAAATTTGGTTCAGATATCAAATATATAAATGTAATTGACAATATTAAAGATATAAAAATAACATCAAATTATGATAACTATGTGACTAGTTCTAGTGATTTTGCAAATTTATTTACAGAAACTTTATATGATTCTTGGAATGTGACCGTTAAAAGTCCAGTAATTTTAAACTCAAATCTATCGAGCTATGCGCAGTACTTGCCCTACGATTACAATCTGTATAATGGAGCACAAACTGCAGTTGAGGTCATATTTAGAGAAAGTATATTAATAGATACCTTAAGACTTTCTTCTAACTCTGCTGGAGATATGCAGTTAATGCAAGTTTGTGTAGGAATTTCTGACGACGCCGCTTTTGAAAATGTGTTGAATGATTCAATTAAACTTAAATCTATCAAAGAAATTTCATTTGATAAAAGACAGGTAAAAAAGGTTCTGTTTATTTTTAACCAGCCAACTTATCTTCGTAGTAAGATTGGTGCAATTGTTTCCGAACAAAATTCAAAGAGTATTGCCAGTTTCATAAATGAAAGAGTTTCTCAAAGAATTGCTAGATTTAGCAAATATCAAGATATAGTTTATTGGTATTTAAAATCTAGAATAGATGTGAGCAATGTTGCGAAGACTAAAAGTGAATATGACTTTTATAGCAATAAATTTCCTTTAGAGCATGATAGATTTATGGATCTTGTTTCAGATGAATTATTTATTGAGACAAATTTCTCAATGGATTATAAATATGATTTAATTAAATCTCCAGCACTTTTAAATCTTATTCAAAGTAGTTTTCTATCTCTAGTTAAAAACAACTCTATTATTGATCCAGTAATATATAGAGAGTCTTCAACATCTATGTCTAGAAAAATGTTGGATGTCGCTGGTAATATTCTTTCTGATAAATCAAATGATAAATATAGTATCAAAGATCAATATTGGGAATATCCAATTTCAAGTTTCGGTACATTAGGCGCTGCTCAAGCGATGTTAACTGAAGAGCCTATCGATAATTATGAATATACATTTTCTTTAAGATCTATAGACTTTATTGAAACAAATAACCATAAAGTTAATAAAGCATGCTTTGTTAGCAAAAGGATACCTATTAACTCTCAGGTGACAGGGCTTAAAGCTAAAATTGATTCTATAAATTCAGTTGATAGTTCGATTTTAAAAGATTATGATTTGAAAGATTTAATATCTTATGAATTATCAATTTCTGGTTTTGGATCTCCAGTTTTAGAATCGAACTGGTATCCAATCGCTTTTAATGATCAAGTATCTATTCCATCTGAAGTAGTATTTTTTGATACAAAAGATTATTCTACAAAGTTAAGATTTGGTGCAGTTATAGATTCTATTTATCTGTATAAAGATGGCATCTTGTGCGAACCGACTAAGTACACCTATAATGCTGCTACTGGATTGCTTCGACTTTTAGATGAGAAACTTTTTTCTCCTACAAGTATTTTTTGTGTGAAATATGATTTAGATTTGATTCAAAAATCACCAAATGAATTAGATTTCATTAAAAATAATTTAATGTACGATTCAATTCGTACATATGGTTCAGCTTCTGGTAGCGGACAAAACTTTACTAAAACAAATTCACAGAATGCTGTTACATTAGATTACGTTCCTTATGTTAACTTTAGACTCGCACAGAACACTTCGTACACAAACACTATTGGCACTATTTTTAACGGAGATACTACTGGGTATTCTCCAGTTAGAGTTAAGTTATCTGATGGATCTTACGCAATCAATCTAACCAATTATACAGGTAGGCCGCAACGAGTTCAGTTCTATCAGACAAGTTCAACTTTATTCATACAGAATGGTAAGAACATTATATTTAATAGACCTTTAAATTCAAAATTTACTATTCTTTACGATTATGTGCCGAGCAATCTTAGATTTAGACTAATTGCTCGAAAAAATATTGATAACTTAAATACATCTTTACAAATAGATAATGTTATTTTAAAAATGAAAACTATGGATTTTAATCCTATTTATGATAAACTCAACGCAGCTTTAATAGGTAGTTAGGTATTTTATGACACAGCTCTCTTCTAATACTGTTCTGTATGATCAAATTTTTTTCCGTATTCGTGATTTTATGTTAAAAGAAAAAGCAAATACCTTTAAAACTTTGGAAGAAAAGACACAGGCGTATAATTCTATATTACAGGATATATATAATAATGTTGGATCTCCTATGGTGGAGTTTAATCCAATCATAAAAGGTGAACCTCCTGTTTCTGCAAAGTTTAATGAATTCAGTTCTAAAATAGCTAATGATATAAATATTGTTTCAAAACAAGTCGATTATTTAACAGCTAAAACAGTCAGTGTTTTTAATCTTATGATGTCAGAAATTGAAAATGAAAAGAAGTATTTAGAAAGAATAACTTCTAAATCAAAAATTTTACAGACATATTCAAAAAGTCCTTCAAATGATTTAATTTATAATGGGGATTCATTCGATAATTTTGATTATATTGATGTTGAAAAAATTAATAATAATTTTCTACCATTAATTCAAGATGGTCAAATGTCTTTAGCTGTTGAAAGAAATAAAGCGCTTCGACCTAGTAAAGTTTATATAAATAAAGTAGATGGATTTATTGGTAATAATCATAAAATTATCAGAAGTCTTAATCAAGGAACTGGTACCAATTTTAAATTTGCATTTGACGGACAGCCAAATACTGTTAATGTTAAATCTGTTGTTGATTCAAATCCACTTACATATATTGAATTTGAAGCATTAAATGTAGATAAAAGTTCTGCACCTATTGCATTAGTTTCTGAAAACGAATTCTGCTATCTTCCTACGAGTGCAACTACTCAGCAGCAAAGTTCTTTAATAAATTGGTCAAACTATGACGTCACTAATCCTTTGAAGATGAGTGTGGTAATGGATTTTGATTCTGCTAAGGCTAATAATATTACAATCACACCATACTTTGGATCAAATAAGCTCTTAAAAGTTACTCAAGTAACTGTCACTTCAAAAAATGGGTTAACATTAAACATTTTAGACGATCCAATATATATTGGCAGTTCTTTATCGCCATTGAATTTGGATATTTCTAAAAATTACTTTTATAATAAAGCGTTATTACGATTTAGTGAGATTGAATTAATTAAGGCAGAGATATTTTTTGAACAAGATACTTTTGAAGATATTGAAATCGGTCATGTATATTGGAAACCAAATTATTCAGATTCCGCTAATGAAAACAGTCCATTTTATAATATAGCTAGATTTAATCCAGATTCTTTAAGTAAAGAAATTTATGAAGAGATAGAATATGATAGGTATGCGACTCTGCCAGTTGTTAGTAAGCCAAATCAATATAAGACTTCGACATTTAATAAGACTGTAAAAGTTAGATTAAAAAGAAAAAGCGTTACTTATAATTTTTATGTAATTGAATTTGACACAAAAAGAGCAGCTGACGCAACAGCTAAGAAGGTATACTTTTATAATTGGTCAGATACTGATAGTGTTCTTTTTCGATACATTGAAACATTGAAGTATGAAGATGGTTCATTAAATGTTAGAAATTTTGCTACAGAAGTAGAGGCAGCAGCTGATTATCAGAAACTGGTAGCAAAAATCGCCGCAGCTCCAAATCAAGAATTCAATATAAATGGGCAAATGTATAAACTCACAAATCCAGTTATTAAAGAATTAACATATCAGGATAATGGTTATGTTAAAGTCTATGATGTTCCGATTATTTCTGCCGTAGAAACGTATCCTGCTAAGAGAATGAGTATTGGTATTCGTGATATTTCTGTAAATTATGAAATATATGTAAATCGTGCAGAAATAGTATCTAAACCTTTTATTTTTGATACTCCAGTATTC